CGCAATTACTGTTTCTTATAACACTATTGGTGCGCCAAGTATCACCGGAACCAATGCCTCTGGAACATGGAACATTGCAATTTTAGGTAATGCTGCTTCCGCAACAGCTTTACAAACAGCACGCAACATTAACGGGGTAAGTTTTGATGGTTCTGCAAATATCACAATTACAGCTAATACAACTAACACATTAACAAGAGGCTCTTATTTAACAGGAGATAATTTCAACGGTTCTTTAGCAACTACATGGGCGGTTGATGCAACGACTGCCAACACAGCCAATAAAGTTGTCGCAAGAGATGCCTCGGGCAACTTTGCGGCGGGCACAATTACAGCTTCTTTAAGTGGTAATGCAACTACTGCAACAACACTTCAGACGGGGCGCGAAATTAACGGAACATCTTTTAACGGATCTCAAAATATTACCATTACAGCAGCCAGTCCTTTTGGTTTAACTAACGGTAGCTATTTAACTGGCAGTGTTTACAACGGTTCAGGTGCAGTTACATTTGGTGTAGATGCTACAACTACAAATACGGGAAATAAGGTTGTCGCACGAGATGCGTCTGGTAATTTTGCGGCCAGTACGATTACCGCAAATCTTACGGGAAACGCATCGACTGCCACAACCTTACAGGCGACACGTACCATTAACGGTACAGCCTTTAATGGATCTGCAGATATTACGATTACCGCAAATACAACTAATGCGCTAACGTTCAATAACGGCGGCGCAGGTGCTGTTTCCGGCACAACATTTGACGGTAGTGTTGCAAGAACAATTTCTTATAACTCTGTCGGTGCGCCAGGGGTAAACGGTGCTAATGCCACTGGTAACTGGGGAATTAATATCACAGGATCTGCTGCTACATTAACAACTGCACGCACAGTTACAGTTGGTAATACCTCAAAAAGTTTTGATGGTTCTGCCAACCTTAGCTTTACATTATCTGAAATTGGAGCGGGTGATGTTTATGTGTCTAATACACAAACACTCACTAATAAAACAATTTCCGGCGGCACCTACTCTAGTACTGTTTTAGTAACTGGTTCCTATCGAAGCAGTATTGTTTCTATGGGGGCCAGTAATAGCATTGATTGCAACTCCGGTAATTATTTTACAAAAACAATCAGTGGGAATACTACATTTACCATTACAAATGTACCAACAAGTGTTGCTTATTCTTTTACACTAGAAGTTGAACATACTTCAGGAGCAATTACTTGGTTTTCGGGAGTTGAATGGCCACAAGGGACAGCGCCTACTGTTACTGCTGGCAAAACCAGTTTGTTCATTTTTACTACAGATAACGGTGGCACAAGGTGGCGAGGTGCATACTTAAGTAATTACGTAAACTAAAAATGGATCCTACTTCTACTAGGTTATTAGCGGCAGCACAGGTTTTTGCGAAATATGACGGTGCCCTTGCTATCTACAGCACTGCAAGCCCTTACATTATTATTTACCGCATTAACGGAGACACTGGATTTGGGGCGCGCTATTCAGATCCATCGACACTACAAACAAGTAACTCTTATGAAGGTTTAACCGCAGATTTTTATAATCAAAATGTTAGATTTTCGGTAGATAACGATTTTGTTTTTTCAGGTCAAAAAACATCACCGTACATTAATGTTTGGAATTTTACACTAGGCTCCGGTTTTGGATCTAAATTAACGGATCCAACAACGTTACCTGGTGGCAAAGTAACTGCAATCGCTACAAAAAGAACAGAACAAGGCCCTGGATCACATTATCTAGTTGCGGGATATATGAACAACTGGATTAGTTATTATGTAACTTCTGCAGGAATTCTACACGCACAAATCAAATCGGCACCTGAATTTGATACATACTCTCCTAGCAGTGCTCAATTTCATCCCAATGGAACTTTTTTATTTGGGCAAAGTTATCAGCGTTTAAGAGCATACCCATGGACTGATAGCTGGGCCGCAACATCAACACGAATTGGAACAGCTGTTTCAACACCTTCTCCCACACCATCGAATTTTACAGGAGATATACATCCCGCCGGAAGCTGGTATATAACAGATGCGGGGTCTTTTAAATTTATTGTTTACCCATTTGTTAGTTCATTTGGCGCGGGAAATAACTCATATAGTACACCTGCTAGCTCTGTTAACAGCGTAAAATTTAGCCCGTCTGGATTAAGCATTGTTTGTAATAGCTTTACCTTTAATACGTTATACTCAAACTCTTTTAACCCAAGTACGGGAGCTATTGGCGCCACTATTTCATCGGCAGTAAGCTCCTTGGGCGATACATGTGAAAATTCTTTTTCAAAAACAGGAGATCTCGTTGCAGTAGTTGGTTCAGCTTCTCCTTATGTAGAAGTTTATCGATACTCAGATGGTGCTGGTTTGGGGACTAAGCTTTCAAATCCGGCATCGTTAGCCACGGCAGCTTGCTATAGTTGTACTTTCTTGTGAGGAAACATGGAAAACAACGAAAAAAAAATTAGCGTTTTAAAAGATGCTTTGCAAGCAAGACACGCAGAATTTTTTGATTACCAAATAAATATTGACAACTTTGAACGTGCAATTAAAAAAATTAAAAACGATGAAAACCTATCGGTAGAAATGGAAGTATTTAAAAAACACCTTGAAGAAACCTTGAAACAATCAAAACATGAACAAACAAAGTGCAGTATTATTAGAGATGTCATCAAAGAACAGCTTTTTGAACTGACTCAAGATCCATGTTTTATGTAAAGCTGAACAAAGATAATGAGCCAGATCGGTATCCTTATACACTTACCGATCTGGTAGCCGAAAACAGGCACATTAGTTTTCCTAGCAACCTTGACGAAAGTGTTGCTGAGGTTTTTAAAGTTTATCCTGTAATTCAAACAGAAGCACCAGAAGTCGACTACACACACAACGTTTTGCGTTCTGTAGCTAAGAATAAAGACGGCAAATGGATTGAAACATGGGAAATTGAAGAGGCTAGTAAAACAGAAATTAAAGAACGTACCAAGCAAAAACAACACGACATCAGATATAAACGCGATCAGCTATTAAAAGAAGCAGATTGGACACAATTTAGAGATGCTCCCGTTGATCAAGACGCATGGGCTGTTTATAGGCAACACTTGCGAAACATTCCAGAGCAAGAAGGATTCCCTTGGGATGTAACCTGGCCAGAAAAACCGTAGAATACTTTTTTCTTTTGGTGTTATGCCCTGCAAAAAAACTGAGCTGGCATCAGCGATTAATTCGTTTGGTTCGGCTCGCGCCACTGGTGATAGCAACTTGATTGCGTTTTCAATTGAGTTGGTAAAGCAGCTTTTAGATACCCTGGAATTTGCCCCAGAAGATGATGCAGTTGTCTTAGAAGACACTGAAGTAAAAGAAGCGGAACCCGTGTAATTCATTGACCTGACTTAGAGTTAAAGAAAGCTCTAGGTCGATATGTCAATTAAACTCACGGACGCTGCAGCATTCTTTAAAAAGGAACAGCATCAGATTGATGCTTTAAATTGGCTCCAGGCTCAGCTCACACCTGAGGTCCTGGAGTCTTTTGCCACTAAATATCGGACACCACCAAAGCCAACAAAAGAAATTGACAACACATGGGACGGTGTGTACGACGCAGCAAAAGAAGCAGGTAGTAAATGGCCTGAATGTGTTGCTGCGCAATGGGCACTGGAGTCGGGTTGGGGAAAGCATTTCTCAGGTACCTGGAATGCATTTGGCTTGAAGGGGTCTGGTTCTAATGTCAACACTCAAGAATTTCTTAACGGTAAGTGGATCACGATCAAAGCAGGATTCATTGATTTTCCTGATCTCAAGACCTGTGTGTACTACCTTGTTGATCGCTGGTACAAAGACTTTGGTCGTTTCCAAGGGGTGAATAGGGCTACCAGTAGAAATGAGTGCGCTCGTTTACTGGTAAAAGAAGGATATGCCACTGACCCCGATTACAGCACCAAATTAATTCAGATCATGGATCGACAACTCCAGAACATTGGAGAAAAGCCTGGTGCTGATCCGCATACAAATAATTTCAATCCCTGGAGCCCCTTTAGCTACAAGATCACGCCCAATATTACCTATGGTGAATTAACACTCAACCAAGAAGCACGGCGGTTTACCAAGCAGTATCAATGCGATACAGCAAAAGAACTCTGCTTATTCCTGGAAAAAGTACGCAAGCAGTTTGGAAACAAGCCAATCATCATTACCAGTGCGGCTCGCCCAGAACCCATCAATACACAAGTAGGTGGCGCCAAAAATAGTGAGCACACTTACAACGCACCGTCCAAAGGTGCTATTGATTTCTACATCCAAGGCGTCGACACCTATACAGTACAAGATTGGTGTGATAAAAACTGGCCTTACTCGCTAGGATATGGGGCGCCAAAGGGATTTGTGCATGTCGGCGTCAGAGAAGGAAAGCCACGCGTTAGGTGGAACTACTGACATGAAGAAATATAAAGAGCCTTGCATTAGGGTTAATATGTGCTGGCAAATTGGTGACGAAAAAAAATGCGTGACCTTACCAAAGGCACACGCATACGAAACAAGGGATTGGGTTGAATCGCAAGACGGAGTTGTCTTTTGGTTTCAGGCTTTACCCGATTGATCAGCGTTGTTTAGCACGGCCAATGACCAGTGCACCAATTTCAATGACACGATAAAGCTTGCGAACAAGCTTGTCGTCTTTTGGCGTAGGAGTTAATGCCGTGATGGCAGAGCAAGCAGCATGAATGGCAAGAGCCACTTCCAGGTATTCGTTAAGTTTATGCATGGTGATATTGCATTTCTTTTATTCTAAAAGTAAGAGCTTTAGATGTCATAAAAGCGACAACCCAGAGCATGCGGATTTTCCTTGCAGTACGCATGCCAAGGATGAATTACAGATTTATTTTCTTTTTTAAACCAGGCCAGCAATCGTTTAATCATGGTCTGTTTGTTAATGGGACAAGGATTTCGGGGAATGGCATGTCCTCTGGATGCTCATTCTGCCATGCTTGTTTCCATTCAGATAGTGAATGGTCGTGCAGTGTCTCGAAATAAGCA